TTAACATTAACGGACATTTCTATAGCTAAAATGCCCTAGAGCAACAGCAAGAGCCAAATCAAAAGCAATTAGCAAGTCAAAGTCAAAAGCAATTAGCAGAGCCTCCAGTTCCTCCATAAGTGGGCTTATGTAAATTAAAATAACGGTTTCCAATCAAAAACTTTTCTTAACGCAAGCTAAAAACTTTTCAATCGGACCCTCCGTGATTTTCATTGACAACACCCACTTATTCCAGAGCTTGATATTCATCAAGTAAGCGCGCCAACTTTTATCGGCAAGCCGATGTTGACTTACTAACATGATAAATTTAACTGGAGAAAAGCCATGAGCAGCAAAGATAATAACAAAGAAAATCAATTGGTAGACCAATACACTGAAAAGAAAATCTGCAATAACTGTAAAGACAAATGCGACCACGTTACATCATTTTACGAGGGTCGAAATAATTACACTGAAACAATATGTCAAAACTGTGGCCACTGGGAGATTTAATCATGGATAACGAAATTGAAGACAGCTATTGCGATGAATGCCACTGTGAAACAAGCCATGAAATAGAGGTTCATCAAAGCTTAACTGCTGAATGGAATGAATGGGTATGCCAAACTTGCGGAGAAAGAACCAGTGCTTATTAAAATCAACCTAATCGAACCTGATGAAACTGACATTGTTGAAGAACTCAAAAAAGAGTTCGACCAAAAGTCAGCAAGCAAAGCGGTATTGCATGCCGCTAAAGATTACCAGAACCAAAAGAAACAGCATGATTATTGGCACAAGGCATGGCGAAGAAAATGTGAACAACTGGACGAATTAAAAAAAGCCTTAGAAATGAAATCCGAGGCAAATAATATTATCAATGAATTTTTGAAAAATCACTAAATGGTACCACTGGAGAGTGACGGCCAACGCCGTTCGCAAGCATCGAGTAAAACAAATGGTACCAAAATTTAATCCAGGAACAACTTGCCGGCTTAAGTTTTGGTACCATTTTTATTCTGCAGAATGTTTACCTGGTAAACTTTTTGGTACTAAATAATTAGAGAGCCTACACCCAACACATCCACGTTAATCACACCTCATTGAAATAGCCCCTCGCTCTTTGCTCAGGCTTCGCCAGAGCGAGTGTCGATTACAATTTCAGTGACAATTTTTTTCGGATTACAAGTAATCTTCCTTGTTTTATTACCCTTATGAAGTTGCACCAAGCAATCCGTTAACCTACGAACCTTGATACCAAAGTGCTTTAAATCGTCACTGTTCATCGAGTAAATCTCGTTCTTATTTTCTAACTCGAAAATGTAATCTCTGTCGATTAAATTGCCGCCCTGATACACACCATTCATTCCCGTTAGTCGCATGTCAGTTGCATCAAATGGCAATGCTAAGTTATCAGATTTAACAGCAATATCCGCATTAATGTAAGAATTACTACGAACATTATTATTTTCGGTACTATTTTGATTAGCAGGGTTTTCAAGGGAGGCAGAATAACTTTCGTAAGCACCAACCCTAAAGAATAAAAACCAAAGGACATAAACGATCGCAAGTAATAAAAGGGTGCCAGTAGCAATAACAGGGAAGCTTTTAAGCGGGTTATTTCCTGTTCGTTTTGTAATATCTCCTGTTGCCGTAGATTTATATAATTTGTGTACATCGACTGGGATTTTTCGCCATTTTTTAGTTTCTCCACTTTTGATTGCCTCGCCTGTGCCTTTTGGTGAATGTTCATGTACTCTCGGTCTGCGAAAGTAATACGGTATTTTTGCTAGCGCATCGAAATATTTATGCTTGTATGCAAACTGACAAACCGACCTTACCAACTTGTGAATCTCGGTTATTTCCGGTGTGCAATAAACGATATCCCAATTGTATTTTCTGTGGCGCATATTTGCTTCGCGCATTGTTTTTGGGTAAATAATTTGTTTATTTTCATCAAAAATTAAATCTCCTGTATCGTCCGTATCCGCTTCGGTAAACTCTTCAGGAGTAAACGATTTAATCTCATCCCAATAGCGCTTGTAGAAATGTTCCGGTAAATGATCCTTTAAACTTTCAATACCCTCTGAGTCGTATTCTTCGGGTTTGTAAGCGGTCCTATCTGCCGGGAATACGTCCTGAACTTCGTCAATTAAAATTAACGCCTTAACAGGCATCCACCAAAACCAACGCTTCCACAAACCTTTGCCTTTATCGGTTTGACTCGATAAACGCCAAAGGTCAGCCGTTTTCGGAAATTCTTCACCTAACGCTATTTCTATGTCTTCTTTCGGTAGTATACCCTCAACATTTGTGACTACTAAGCGCCCTGCTCTTAATGCTGGTAACACTTCAAACCACACAGCCGAAGCCGATTTAAACGACCCCGGTGGGCCATGAAAAATAGATGCCGCCATTAGAACACCCTCATTGCAAAGCGAGTGACATACGCTTGTAAAATAATATTTAATCCGTCAAAAATGCCGGAATCGATACCTGCTTGCTTAACGTCTTGCGGTAAAGCGGTCATTGCAGCCGCAATTTGTGAGCCTAACGTTAAATCTTGAATTAAGATTTTCGCTACGCCCCAAAAGAATTTCACCGACTCAAACCACCACGTAATTTTGACCTTTACCCACCACGTAACCAAGTAAACATACATTTCTTGGAATATCCCCGGCACATCCGTATTCATAAATGACCACAAATCCTCAATGCGATTATTGATGGCTTGCAATCCTCCAGTGATGCCCGTTTGCGGGTCAGCCGCAGCAAAAACAACATTAGGAAAAATTAACGACACAATTAAAAATAGTACCAAAAGTTTTCCCAGGTAATACTCACCGGCAATGATTTTAGTACCAAAATCTTCTCCGGGTAACTTTGCCTGGAACCGAAAACGGTACCAAAAGTTCTCTTTTAAAATCATTCTTTTCTACTCCCTAGTAATATGAACAACGCTGCAATTGAGCAAAGTAAATAAACCGCAGGTTGTATTTGTTGAAATAACGACTGAAAACGACTTAAGCTGATATCAATTGATGCGCCTTTAATGTCTAAAGGTCTTGTTTGATAACCTGCTCCACTTGGAGGTGTAAAATTAATTAACGACGTTAATTCCGCTTTAATCGTGCCTTGATAATCTTTAATATTATTTTGAATTGCGGCAATTTCATCGTTTAACTTTTGCATTTCAGCCGCATTAAACAAGTCCGTAAATCCTGTATTTTCTAAGGTATTCGATGTTATTGCGGTATCATTTTGTTTTTTTAATTCATCAACAATTGGTTGAATATTAGTAGGTTCTGAACTTGCACCACCACCGCCAACTGGTTTGTTATTAATTGCTGCGATAATTCTATCGGCAGAACTGGACATCGTAGACGATACCGACTCGCCACTTTTGCGAATTGAATTATCCATTGTGTCGAGTTTTTCATTTGATTTTTGCGTAAGATTTGCCACATCTTGAGTGGCCTGTGCTTCAACTGAATAATTTTCAATTTCAGCCCCCGACCATTGCCCCCCATCATCGGTACACGAATAACAGCTGTTATGGGAAGTGATCGAACACGTGCCATGATACGCAGTAGCAGCAGGGCAAGAAACGTTTGTGTAATCACCCATGGTTTTATCCCAAACACCCCCGAGTTCCTCACACGCCCCACGGTAAGCATTACCACCTAATAACGAACAAATGCCATTATCATCGAAATAATCAGAACTGCCCTCGCCCACGTCAGGATGTTTATCAGGGTTGCACATGAATTTTTCGCCAATCTGTAAACAGCCATCGTCGCAAATTTCCGTACCACTTACGGAACTGCAATGCTTCTCTTTGTTGGCCACGCAATAATTGGACGTTTCACCCCCAACATTTGCAGCAACATTCATGCAGCTGTCATTGGGGTTGTCTCCACCGTCATTAAAAAAAGGGTTTGGGGAATTAGCGCACCCCAAAGGTTGAGAGCCAACACCTGCATAATACGAATTACCACTTTGGTCTGAGACTTTGCCCAACTCACAAGCCAAACCCGAAGCGGCGGTATAACACATGGCATCAGCAGTATTAGAGCCAGAAGAAAGCAAAAGCCCTTCACAAGCACTATCGTTTTGTGAACTCTGAGCGCCCTTACTCAATGCGTCTTGTAAATCAGTTTCTCTATAACAAAAACCCTCTATCGGATAAGTGAAACCCAAACCCTTCGAATCTTCACAGCCTTCACTTTCAGTATTGACCGCCCCCAGGGTGTTTAGACCAACATCAATAAATAAGGTTTGAACAATGTTATCTAAACATTCGCCTTGTAAATTTTTCATGTCATGGTGTAAAGTTAAAGTGTTATTATCCCAACCATAAACGCGAGGGTTACAACGCTCTTCCTCCATCGCCTTGCTTAGGGAATGACCCTCAACGGCGGGTTTACACATTTGTTTAGCTGAATTACTAGAGGCCGCAACCACGCTTTCTGATGTTGGCCCGTAAATAGATGTCAAACACTGATATTCAACATTTTCAATGATTGTAATTTTTGATGGCTCGTTAGGATAACCGCCTAGCTCTAAATCCCCTGAGTAGGCATTAGGGATAAAAGAAAGGGCGGCAATTGCCACCCCTCCTAACGTCTTTGATAATTTGTTTTTAACTAGTCCTAACGCCACTAGAAAAGCCCTCCACAAAGGAATAAATAAAAATAGTTGCAAACATTAAAGACGTCAGCACAAGTAAACCTTAAGCGCTAAATTAGCGAGTTAGGAAACGTAAAACGAAACCAACACCAGTAACAACAGCAGCAACGCCGATGATACCTGCAACGGCAGTTGTTACACTGGTAGTTGCATCCGTTTGAGCGGCACTAATAGCCAATGAATGGTCAGTTGCTAACGCTGCACTTGATGCCATCATCGCTGAACCAACAGCCATGATTTTTGCTGTGCCAGATTTTGCGAATTGACCTGTTTGTGATTTGAAGTTTTTCATAACAATTTCCCCTAATGGAATTAATAAAAGTTTTTTACGATTTTCCGAGTATTCGGACTACCCTGCCTACGCCATGGCCTGTAATGAAAGTAATGATACAAGTCGCTACAAACGCCCCCATGTCTTCGGCAGAGAATTGGAACAAATCGATTAATGTAGCAACAATAGAATCTACGTTAATCGAGTTGTATTCAGTGGCATCCAATAAAACTAAGTCATTACATTGGTCTATCGGTACACCTGAATTTACTAAGAAGCCGTTCACGTCAACATTTACACAAGTGCTTGCGTACAAAGGGTGAATGCACATAAAACAAGCAATTAAGAATATGTTTGTGAACTTCTTCATTTAAAAATATTTCCTTAACCGTTAGGTCAAGTTTGCTACCTTTTTTTCTGGCTCTTGACCTGCAAGAACGTTTAGAACGGCGTCTTTATCTACGTAGACATTGCGGAAATCGCCCACGTTTATTTTTAATTCAACGATGTTGTAATGGTTATCACTTAACGACTTCATGAATGCCGAATCGTTTTGTTTTTGCTTCGAAATGGAAATGTCCATTACCATCGTTTGCTCTTGGTTGTATTGATTCACGAACGCTCGTTCAATACCCAAATACTGGTGTTGAGTGCTTTGCAATTGACCGTCTTTTTTGAATTCTTTATTTACTGTTTTTGTACCTACTAGCAGTCCTCGAACAAACATACCTGCTTCAATATTTTGATTATTCATAATTTAATCTCTCTGTTTAGATGCTTCTTACATCATCATTTTGACAACTTGGACAACAAACCATGTTATCGGCGTACTTGGTTGTAATATCCAAGTCATTTTCACCACCTTGCCAATCGCAAGAATCACTGGTGCAAATAAAAATATGCTCTTTCATGTTCGCGGTAACGGACTGGAAATTCATTTATGCGACTCTATGTAATGGGAAAGAAAGAACATTTTCAGCATGTTGCTGATAAAGCGAATCTGGCTCTACGTAACCAACTGGACATTGGTTGATAAAGTCAAAATTAATTACTTTGATGATTGGCGTTACGTTGGAGGCTATGCCATTAAGATTTTGTAAATGGGCTTTGGGTACGACTTTCATTAATAATTTAACATTGTCGTTAAAAGTAGATGAGCTAAACATAGACTTGGTTTTAGCCCAACCGTACGTTTTTATGTCCATGTAAAGCTTGTGCAAACGTATTCCTTTGGCATAACTTAAATTGCCGCTAGGTGTTACTTTCACAAACTTAGATTTAATTTTACTCTCTATTTCATCATCTGTATAAACTTTCATATCTGCACCCTTAAAACATTCTAAAATGTCGCTCCATGCAACAGCCCACATATGCTGAATTACATTTCCATTAATTTCATCGCGACAATATTTCATAAACTCAATTAAATTTGTTGGTATATCCATTCGTTTCATCATATCCGGCATTACACAAGCCTCATGACGTACCGCAGTTTTTGCGTAATTTTGTACTTCTGGTGATTTCAATAATTTAAGCTGCTTTTCAAAGTAAGCGTTTTGAGTTTTTTTCTTAGTTGTTTTAGCTTTCTTAATAAGGCCAGATTTATGTAATTTAGGTTCGCTTTTTACCAAGCCTAAATCCTTTTCAATTTTTTCAATTGCATTCAAAATTTCAGGAAATTTTAAATACTGCTTTAATGTTTTATTTCGTGAAGTGCGAACACCCTTACCAGACATTCCCCAGTAATTCGATGTGTCATGCTCTTGGTTGGAGACTTTCGTTTGTCCATGATGAATATTGCGACAAGCCGCAATTACTTGACGGGCAATAGACTGATTTTTTACATGAGCGGAATACGTACAATCGATTTGTTTAATTTCAACAGTTTTAAAATCTAACATGTCGATTAAATCCGGCATGGCAAAACAAAGTGCATCGATCAAACAGAGAATTTGCTCGGGATTATCAGAGCCATAAACGTTATGGCCTTGAAGGATTTTTGCTACAGAGCCTTTAACCTGAACGAAAGGCCAGTAACTCGCACCACCTTGAAAAACTTTAAATGCTACAGATGAATTACTACTAGCAATCGACTCCCAAGGTGAAGAAAGGTTTGTTACTTCGGCATTCCCTACCCCGTTGAAATCTACGATTTCACCCGCCATAACCTTGCAACCGCGCTTGAAACATTCTTTTAAATCAACCTCACCCGATTCACGTTTGATGTGGTCACCAAAAACGTACTGGGGTTTGAATTTAATATTTAAAACTACTGTATCAATCATTCCGTGTTTACATGTAATAAATAACTTAGCGCGAATATCTCATATTATTTCTTACATGTAAACATATTGTGAATTATATTTATTACATGGTTTATTATATACATGCACAGAGGCAACAAATAATGAGTGATGAAATGGCAAGACAAGACACTACCATTGCTATCAACGGAGCGAGAAAAGACAAACTAAAGGATGCGGTAGTAGATATAACGATAGCAACAAGAGAGCCGATTAAATCATCGGCCATAGTTCAATATCTAATCGATAACTATTTAGACGATGCAGTTAAGGATTTAAAAAACCAACTAAAATAATAATAAATATGCACGGGTATATTAAATACCCCAAAAAAAGCAATAAACCACTGTATAAACAAGCAAAACCACTGTACAAAAGCCGGAATCCGGCCAAGAATCCACTGTTATAGTATGTGGATTCTTTTTTTTTGCTCACGACAAGGATATTTATGAGTTCAAAAATAATAATATTTACGTTTCTAATAATTAGTACCGCTAATGCAGCAACAATAAAGTCTGTTAGGTGCGGCCAAAAAATAATCAGGGTTGGAGATCCAGTAAAAACTGTATATCAAAATTGCAAAAGATTAAAAACATATAACAATGGAAATATTTACTATAAAACTTACGGCCACACACCTAAGCAATTTATCGTTAGAAATAAAAAAGTAATAAAAATTGAAGAATTAAGATAACTAAAAAGACTTATGCACAGATTTTGTGTATAAGTTTTTTATGTACATCAAATTTGTAGACAACTCCCCTCACTTCGAAGAATCAATACGGATATTAAAAAGAAGATATGGCACAACAGCAGCAGCTACCGCTGTGCGTTTTTCTGTGCTTGAATTTAGCCGAAGCAATTTTGATTATGAAGCACTCCTGGAGGTTAACACTCTCCAGAAACGCGAAATTGAGCATTTAAAGGAAGTAATCGAACGATTACTAGGTACAAAATAAAGTACCTTTTGCCCTCTCAGGGCGATTTTAAGGCGCTTTAATCTGCTAGTTAACATTAACGGACATTT